TCACACGAGTTCGCGCTCGCGGAGGGCTCCGATCGCGTCGGCCACGTCGTCCAATCGTTCCGGCCAGAGCGCCGTGTAGGTGTTCAATGTGATGCTGGGAGAGGAGTGGCCGAGCTGCATCTGCAGGGTCTTCACGTCCGCGCCCTGGGCGATTGCGAAGCTCGCGTATGTGTGGCGCAGACTGTGTATGGTCACGCCCGCGTCCTCCATGCCGGCCGCTTTGACGGCCTTGTTCCATATCCTTGTCCGCCACGTGTTCGTCCAGACGTTCCCGCCACGGGTGGCACGGAACAGCCAGTCGTCATCACCCATGCCATCCATCTGCGCCTTGATCTGCGGCATGAGGAACCGTGGTATCGCGATGTTGCGGGCCTTTCCGTTCTTCGGTGTGCCGAGCATGCTGCCGCCGTGCCCGTCGTCAGTCCATGTGCGGCCTATCCTGGCGCGCCGCCTGTCCACGTCCACGTCACCGACCTTGAGGGCAAGCGATTCGCCTATGCGGCATCCCGTATAGGCCTGCCATCTGACCAGCAGACCGTCCACCGGCTTCCCGATCTTCTCCGCCTCGTCCGCGAGCAACTCGACCTCGCGGACCGAGAGGAACACCATGTCATCGTCGGAGACGATCTTCGGCACGGTGACCCTATCCACAGGATTCTCACCGATCCACCCGTTCGAGACGGCGTAGTCAAAGATGCCCTTGAGGACGACTTTCATGATATTGCGGATGCTTCTCGCGCTCAGCGGCTTCGAATCGCGCCCGTCCGGCAACGCGGCCGGATAACCACCGTCCATGAGCTGACCGACCCACTCCTGCAGCATGTCAGGGCGCAGCTCCCGCAACGTCATGCCACCCCATTTGGGCAGGATGTACAGGCGCAGCTCCCTCGCATACCGGCCTGCGGTGCCGGGTTTCAGATCAACCTTCGACGCGAGCCATTCGCCGGCCACATCATCCAGGACACGAAGCTCCTGACGAGGATCGCGGTAGCGTCCCCGCCTGATGTCGTCCTCCATGGCCGCGGCATATTCCTGCGCTTCGGCGAGCCTGGCGAACTGCTTCACCCTCTGCACACGTCTACCATCCTTGACGATGGTCCAATGACAACGCCAGCGCATCCCGACTCCATAACGGCTTTTACGCCACTTCTCAGGCACATTGGCCTTCATCGGATCGCGTGAGTTAGCCAAAGAGCGTTTGGCCGCGCGACTCGGCGGATTGCCATCATCGTCATTCTTGAGCCACAGATCATCAATGGTCACTTTCATGGCGCTTCTTCCCACATGTTCTTCACCACGGCGCTCGCGGTATTCGTAGACACAGGCGGCTTTTAAGTAGAGTCCCGACAATCATTGAGCTGTACATCGGGACTCGAACTATTTTCAAATAATGCTGTTATAGAAGGCGGCGCACCTCTTCGCGAATCTGCTCAGAGTAGGCATAGATACCGTTAAGCGTATCGATAGGCATGCGCTCGCAGTTTTTGTTTTCGTCGAAAACACCGAGATATTTCTGCTTAGTGTTGAAATAAAGACGAACAATTGGCTTACGGTTGTTATCGTCGAGGAATATTGCGCAGTATTTCTTTGCATCTCTCATCGTTACACGTTCCGGATCCACATCGCTGCATGCGATGGCTTTGATGATTCGGTAACCGGCGATTTCCTCCTCGGTGGTGACGATTCCATCGTCGTCGTTGTCGTCGGATTCGTCTCCGTCGTTTGTTTCCTCGTTTGCGTCTGGCTCGATTGTGTCGATCTTGATATCATCCGCGCCGAGTGCCGTCTTGAGTCGATCGTTGACCTGATCTGACAGATACTGCTTCAGCGCCTTCGCCACCAATGGCCTGAACTTCTCCATGACCGACGCATAGAACGCGCCTTCGTACACGTGCGAGGCGAGCAGCTTTACGAACTCGTCCGACGGCTCTTTGAACTCGTCGCCGACGGCCCTCTTGAGTGCACCTACGTATTTGAGCTCTTCGGCACTGCTGGCGATGGAATCAAGGTCGAACGCCGGCTTGGTCAGCTTCTGCAACGCCGGGATTATCGTCGGATCGATATCCAATAGATCCAGCACCAGGAACGGCTTCGAGTCCATGCGGTTCGGCTCATCAATGTCCATGTAGAAATTCCATACCTGGCCGTTGGTCAGAACACCGATGCGCGCGTTCGTCACCGCGAAATACCGGTACAGCTGGCTTGCGTTCTCCAAGCTGAGCGGTACGCCAATCTTCTTGCATTCGATAAGAATCTGCACTTGACCGTCATGCACGAGCGCGTAATCAACCTTTTCGCCTTTTTTGACCCCAACGTCGGCGGTGAATTCCGGCACGACTTCGGTTGGGTTGAACACGTCATAACCGAGCACTTGACCGATGAACGGCATGATGAACGCGTTCTTCGTGGCTTCCTCTGTTTCGATGCCCTCTTTGAGGTCGCGTACCTTTGCTGCGACCTGGTTAAGGCTCTCTTCAAATTCCATTGTTCTCCCTTCCTATCTGGTTTTAATGGAATCTTCGCTTTTGATGCGGTCGGCCCACTTATCGATGTCGATATCTTCGTGAGATGTCTCAAAATCGCTTACAACTTCTGGGTCTTTGCTGAGTTCATCCGCATCGGCGATGATCTGCGCCAGAGGTGTTCGCAACGCCGTCGAAATGCGTTGCAATTGCTCATAATCGGCAACGGTGTTCAATTCGAGGATCCTCCGTAACGTCCCGTAGGGGACGCCTGATTTCTCAGCGAGCGACTTTACTTTCAGTTCTCTTGTCGCCATTGCCCGTTTGATCGCTATCGACAGCGCCTTTGATTCGATAGTCGGGATTTTCTTTCCTGTTGCCATGTGTTTAGATTACGTCATTTTCCCCGTTTTTTGTCTCATATGAGACACGCCGAGTTTTGCATAAGGCAAATATTTATTTATCATGTCTCATATGAAACAAATAAGTCTTAAATAAAACTTTGGAGGTTTGGTTTGAAGCAAATTGAAAATGTGACATCTCGACAAATTGGTGATGTCCTCAAGAGCACCATAAAACACGCTGGGCTCACGCAGGATGAGGTCGGAATAAAGGCAGGCATTCCACGCAACAGTCTCAACCGCAAACTCAATGGCGGGACGTTCAACTTCGACGAGCTTGCCCGCATCAGCCAAGTCACCGGACGCAAGCTCTCCGACATCATCAAAGACGCAGAAGCGCTCGCCGACGGAAGCGATCGAAGAACAGAATCAGGCGCTCGCCGATGCGCTGGAAAACGCGACAGCCAACAATGCCAACAGCAAGGAGGAGAACTGAAATGAACACGTCGTTCGATATCACCGACATCGACTGCGCGCCCAAAGAACTCGAGGACGCTCTGGGCGTGAGCGGGAGAACGCTCTTCGACCCCACGGAGCATCCGATCCATGTGGACATATGGGACGGCAAGGCATACGTGACCTTGGCTGAAATGATCGAGCTCGAAGGCGACGCACTGCGCCACTTCCTGGCTATCGTCTTTCCGGCATCGCCATCGGCAGGCCCATACGTTCCGTCGCCTGCGGGGAATCGAGCCAACTGATGATGACATTATCCGCTCGCCCAAGAACGGCGGCGACGAACTCGAACTTGCGCGACGACCCCTTTGCCATGTCGCCCAACACAACCGGTTCGCACCCATCGGCCTCCAAGCGCACGTCATACGCGTCGAACGTGTTGCGGTTCCTGATCACGAACATGACGTTGTTCGGGCTCGGACTTGGATGCTCGATGACCCAGTCCGGAACGGACACCTTGCGTTCCAATAGATTGACCTGCCTATGCAGCGAATCCGAAGAGTCCCGCATGGCGTCCAGTTGCTCCGAGAACAGCGAGAGACGTCTTTCGAACCTTTCCGTATCGGTCCTCCCACTATTCGCGGCCCTTCTCCCTGTGATGACCCAACCGGCGACGGATACGCCGATAGTCACCGCCCATCCAGCGATGGTCACCCATAACCCATTCATCGATTCTTCTCCTAACTGTTCGGCCCGCACGTCGCAAATGCGGGATGACACCGATTTTAGGAGAGGGCCGGGCGGTTCTCCTAACGCCGCCCGGCATCACACACGCAAAGGAGGCGCGTGATGGATGACAAAGAGGTGTTCGCCGCATTGGCGGCGGCGTTGAAGCCGATGAACACAACGAAGGACATCGCGGACAACTGCGGCATCAAGGAAGGCACCCTGGCGTACTGGCGTAGCGCGGGCATCGGCCCGAAGTTCGTGAAGGTGGGACGAATCGTCATGTATCCGAAGGAGCAGATGATCGCCTATTTCGCGCAACACCTGTACCAGTGCACGGCCGAATACGAGGAAGAGGTGGGCGCGTGATGACCGACAACGACTGGCGTACCGATACCCCGTGGCCTGACCCATGGGAAGAAAAGGAGAACAAATGAACAACATCCGCAAAGTCTGCGTCGAAGCGATATTCAGGGAATTTGAGGACCATGGCGACGCCATCAGTCCGGCCTGCGGCGACTTATGGGACGAAATCGAAGCAAGGCGTTCGCTCGGTCACATCGTCGGATACGTCGACCTCGACGTGGCCGACCTCGTGGACATCGTTATCGACACCATCAACAAGGAGCTGATGTGATGAAGGCCCTTGCCCACGTCATCCTGCACCAGCTGCTGTTCGCGGTGTGGTTGCTGGCCATGTGGGTGCTGTATTGCACGCCGGCGTGCACGCATCCGATCGAACATCTCATCGCCGCGCCGTTCGCGGTGCTCATTCCGACGGCCGTCATCATGCGTCGCCTGTGCTCCGACCCCCGCTTCGCGCGCTGGCTGGACGAGCAACGGCAGTGAAGGACTTGGACGGTTCCGCACACATTGCGGCATGGACGTGGTTCGTCATGCGCGGCCATGCCGGAACCGCCCGCGCGTCAAGGAAAAGACGTTAAAACCAGCCGGACGGGTCATCTTCTCTCTTCTCCTCCCGTCCGGCCTTCGCCGGGGCCCGCGACAGGATGCGGGCGCCATGGATCGGCGTGTTGAGGTCACGTCGGCGGATGGATGCGCGGTTCGAATCCGCGCCCCGGCACGACATCAATCCAAAGGAGGCAAACGTTGCCAAGCAAAACACCAAGCAGGCCGGACGGCGAGAAGTGGTTCGAATGGCCACTCACACCCGCCAGCGTCGGCATGACGGCCGCCGAACTGATCGGCGAACTGTACGAGACCATCAGCGCGCTCAACCGCGACCGTGGCTGGAACCTCACCATGGTCGCGCCGGCGCGCTTCGGCGAGATCGTCATCGACCGCGAGGCCGGATGCCTGCGCGCGAAATGCGCGTGGAAGGCCAAGGATCCAAGCCAGCTCGGCCCGGAACCGGCTGGATATGTGAAGGGAGCCTGACATGGCCATAGGGGAGACCGTCATCACCATCGTCGGCAACCTCACCGCGGATCCGGAACTGAGGACCACCGGCCAGGGCGCGCAGGTCGCCAGCTTCACCATCGCCAACACGCCACGCCAGTACAACCGGCAGACCGGACAGTACGAGGACGGAGACGCGCTCTTCCTCCGCTGTTCGGCATGGAACGACCTCGCGCAGCATTGCATCCAATCTTTGTCCAAGGGTATGCGGGTCATCGCCCAAGGCAGGCTCAAGCAGCACTCGTATCAGGCGCAGGACGGCACCAATCGGACTGTCGTGGAGCTGCAGGTCGACGAAATCGGGCCATCGCTGCGGTACGCGACGGCGCAGGTCGCCCGCATCAGCCGCCAGGGCGGTCCCGTCTACGGCAACCCCGCATCGCCGCAGCCGACCGTCAACACCGGCGTCGGTGGCTGGAGCCAACGGCCGCAACAGTCGGCGCAGACACAGCAACCCGCCGCGCCGCCGGCCGATGATCCGTGGGGCGCGCCGGCGGCCGACCAATCGTCATTTGGGGACTTCGGCAAACCGGATCCGGAACCGGAATTCTAAAGGAGGAAGCAATGAAAGCCAGCGAACAGCAGGTGCTCATCCCGCAGGAAGCGACACCGGACACGCTCATCGACCTCATCGGCAAGACGCAGCAGGTCACCAAGGCCGCGGCCGTCGTGCTCAAGGCATGCCGCAACGTCATGGACACCAAAAACAAGCAGGAGCACATCGACAAGTGGGGCGGCATCCACGCCATCACCGAAGCCGTGTACGACTGCGCAGACCTCGCTCAGCGCATCCTCGACGCCGGCCTGGCCATGGAGAACATGTGCGCCAAGCCCGCCACGTCACGGCAGATGATCCTCATCGACGACCTGCGCCGCAGCCTCGACATGGAGGATGGCGACGTGGAGGCGTCCATCGACCCGGACACCGGCGAGATCGGCTAAGCCTCCAAGGAACCCGAACCACGGAAGGAGAAGAAGAATGTGGTTCATCATCGACGACCAGATGGCCGACGACAGGCGCATCCGACGCCTACCGCTCGCCACCGTGGGCCTGTGGGTCAAACTCTGCGTCATCCACTCCAAAGGCGTCTCGATGCAATCGAAGGACCCGTCGGCGTATCCCGGCCACTTCGACCAGCTCGACCTCAAGGACGCCGGAGGCACCATGCGCCAGCTCCAGCAGCTCATCGATGCGGGACTCATGGAGGAGCACGACGGCGGATGGCGTCCCGTCTACGCCGAAGGCATCTGCAGGGAGCCACGAGTGCTGACCGAAGAGCAACGCGAGGCGCGCCGAAAAGCCGGAAGCAAGGGAGGCCGCCGTAAGGCCGCCAACCAAAAGGCCAAGCAAACGTCGGGCGACTTGCCGGAAAACAGCCAAGCAAACGGAGAGCAAAACGGTAGCAAACCTTCTAGCAAGTTGCTAGGGGACAGCCAAGCAAAAACATGGCATAAAACCGATACCGATACCGATATACCCTCTCCGACCCCTCCCGCCGGCAAACCGAAGCAACCCGCCACGCCGGAATCCGGCTTCGACCATTTCGCCGAAACCTATCCCGGATCCGTCGGCGCGAAAGGCCGCAAGACCGAAGTCGAAGCCAGAGCCCTGTACGCGGCCATCGCCGGAAACCCCGTCGAACTGACCCGACTCCAGACCGCGCTCCGCCGCTACAAGCACGCCGTCAACGACGGCCAAATCCGCAGCGGCCACATCCCACGGCTCAACACATGGCTCCGCGACCAGTGGAAGACCTGGGCGCCCGAACCAGTCCCGTCAACACCAATCCACAAGCACAACTGGAACTGCGAACACGTCCACCAGCTCATGGATCCGCACGAGGACGAATACGACCACACCGGAAGCCTCCGCAACGGCAACCCAAGCGAATGGTGGAAGGCATGCCAGGCGTGCGCAGACGAACTCAACAACCAAGAAACCAGCAAGGAGAAGCAATGAGCAGCTACCAAAGCAACCAGATCAAGCTCATCAACACGAGCCTGATCGACCCCCACCCCGACAATCCACGCAAAAACATCGGCGACGTGAACGACCTCGCCGCCAGCATCAAAACCAACGGCCTCCTCACGCCCCTCAGCGTCGTACCCAACGGCGAGCGCTACAGGGTCATCGCCGGCCACCGCAGACTCGCCGCATGCAAACAGGCCGGAATAAGAGCCGTCCCATGCTTCGTACTCCAGCTCGGCCCATTGCAGCAGCTCGAGGCCATGGTCACCGAGAACTGCCAGCGCGAACAGCTCACCGTCCTCGAGGAGGCCGACGCCATCCAGGGCATGCTCGACCTCGGAGCCACCACCGCCGCCGTCGCGCACAGGCTCGGCCGAAGCGCCGACTATGTGCGTGACAGAGCGAAAGCGGCGAGCATCAAGGCGGACGTCAGGAAGACACGCGACGACTTCGACCAGCTCACCATCGGCCAACTCATGGCCATCGCACGATACGACGGCCAGCCGGACCGTCAGGAACGCCTCGCGCACGCCGCGGGGACCTCGAACTTCGACTACATCCTCCACAACATCGAAGTGGAAGATCGCCGGAGCCAGTGGTTCGCCGATGTCTCCGCGCTCCTCGCCACCGGCACCACCGGTCTCAACGTCATCGAGGATCCCGGAGAGACCTTCTCGGATTCCGAATGGCATTACTCCGGCGCCATCTTCCCCGCCGCGGGCACTCCGGAAGAAACCATCGAAGAGCTCCGCAAGCAGAATCCAGACGCGGTCTCCGTCCATGAAGCGACGCAGACGATATACCTCTGGGATCGTCGTGATGCGGCCGCCGAAGCCGAAAAGGAAGCCCAGCGAGCCGCCGAACAGGCCGAACGCGACGCCCGACAGCACGTGCTCGAGGAATACGCCGCCACGACGGCTGACAAGCGCATGGCATGGCTCCACGGCCATCTCCATGCCATCAAGCGCGCCAAGCTCATCGAGACCACGGCAAGGCTCGGACTCCTGCAGACAATTGACCCGGACCCGACCGGCTTCACCAAAGACCTACACACCTGGAACGACGCCGCATGCGCCCGGGAACAGTTCGCCGCCATCGCCGGCATCAAACCGGAACAGGCGCTCGCGGAACTCCACACGCACCTCGACTCACCGGACTGGCCGACATACGCGGTCATGATCCTCACCGCCAGAATCGAATGGTTCATCAGCCCAAATGACTGGGACTGGAGTGGCGACGACAACGTCAGCCGCCGCATCCCCGGCTATTACCTGATCCTCCAAGACCTCGGCTATGAGCCATCCGACGACGAGACCGAACACCTCGACCAGCTTGTTGCCGCCATCACGGAAGAAGACGAGGAGGAAGACGAATGACCAAGGAACAGATCAACAGACTCGCCCAACTCATCACCGACACCGCGGAAACCGCGGCGAACATCGAACTCCAGGCGCTCGCCGGCGGCAAGGCCGATAACGGCATCGCCGCGATGGCCTCCGGACTAAGAACGAACTGCACTTCATGTCTGGTGCTGGTCAACGGCCTGATGCAGGAAGGAGCGCGTTGTGAGTGAGTTCGAGGACTCGAAGCGCATCGCTTTGGAACGCCAGGGCTGGCATTGCCTGCGCTGCGGGACGAACATCCACGATCCGTCACGATGGCCCGGACGAAGCGGCCATCACCGTCAACTGCGTCGCGCGGCGAATCCGGATGTGCGGCATAGTCCCGTCAACATCATCGAGCTGTGCGGCTCGGGGACGACCGGCTGCCATGGGTGGGTCCACCAGCATGTGGCTGAGGCCGAACGGCTTGGACTGATCGTCCCGCTCGGCATAGATCCTCTCTCCACCCCAGTGCGCGACTGGCAGGGGAGATGGCTCTGGCTCAACCAGGACGGCACGGCCACGCCATTGACCATGCGCGAAACATTGACAATTCAAACGGAAGGAATGACAAATGCACGAGAATAACGGCAAACCGGAGGCGCTGCTGTGGATCGACTTTGAGACCACAGGCGTGGACAGGCGCAAAAGCCTGCCATTGGAGATCGGTATGGAATGTACCGACATGCTGGGCGAACAAAAGTTCGGATCATTGTCCCGCATCATCCGCCCGGACAGACTCGACCTCCTGTCCATGAGCCCCGTCGCCTTCTCCATGCACACCGACAACGGCCTGCTGTTCGAACTCATGGGAGACTCCGTGCGCAATGACAGCATGGTCGTCGTGGCCAACGCCGTGGAGGAATTCCTTGACTCGCTCTCCCAGCGCTTCTCCCTCGTCCCCGCGGGGACCAACGTGGACTTCGACCTTGACTTCCTCCGCCGACTCAACCTCAACCCTGACGCGTGGCTCACCTACCGCAAATACGACATGGCCACCATCCGCCGACTCGTCACCGTGCTCGGCGCCCCGGATCCATACCAGGGCGACAGCGGCCCGCACCGGGTGAAATCCTGCATCGCACGCGACATCAAAGACTACAAGGCCATGCTCGAGACACTCGCCGTCAAGACGGGAGACCACAAGTGAGAAAGACCATCAGCCACCTCGCCGACCGGCTCGGAGACGCCATGGCCACGCTGTTCACCCTCCTCGCGCTGCTGCTCATCCCGCACGCCGTCATCAGGGCGATCATCGGACAGGCGCTCCACCAGTGGACACCAATCACGTGGCTCGCCATCCACACCGCACTGACCATCGCGGCGCTCGCCACCAGCCTCGCCAGCTACGCGATCGCCGCACTGCTCGCACCGCCAAGACCGGAGACCTACCAATGACCGAAGACCAGCAAGACCAGCTCGTCATCAGCCTCGACACGCAATACGCCGTCGCGCACGCCATCTACAACCGATTCCACGCCAACGGCCACCGCAAACACCTCACGTGGGAAAACCTCGACGACGACGGCCGCGAACCATGGCGCCTGATAGCCAAGGACGCGATCACCGAGATGCTGGCCAGCCCGGAGATCGGAGGAACGGCATGAGCCACACCGCGATAATCCTCCTGGCGCTCGCCTTCCTGATCGGCTGGATGGGTGGCCGGGAATGAGCATCATCGTCCCATTGCACAAGTGGCGGTCGGCCGACCCGGCCATCCTGATCGGCCGCCGCTGCATCGCCCAAACCGACCAGGACGTCATCATCGACGGACGGCTCGAACTCATCCGCCGTCCGGACGGCACCGCCAGCCTCCGCTTCCAGGGCATCGGAAACGACATCATCGACCACGATCCGAACACATGTTCCAACAGCATGGGCGACGGCATACGAAGCCTCGCCATCTACGGAAAGGAATGAAATGCACACCGTCAGAATCGCCACCAACCCACGCAAATGGCGCAGACCCGCACCCTGCCCGGCATGCCGCAAGTCACAGCCGCTCATCCTGACCCTCGGCACCATCTACAAACTCCGCACACGCAAACCGGACAACACTATCTACGGCTGCATCTGCCCCAACTGCCGGCACAAATGCATTCTCCACGTCGACGGCAGAAGCCTCAACAAAGCCATCCGCCTCTGGAACCACCACGCCAGCCATCAAAGGAACGAACAATGAGAAACACCATCTGCGCCACACTTACCGCCATCACCCTCACCCTCTGCACCGCGCTCGCAGGATGCGGAAGCGCGTCGGAGCCTTCCACGCCAGCGCATGCGGTCAAACCCATCGACTCGCAATGCTCCGCCGGGGCCGACGTATTCACGGAATGCGTCATCACCTTGACCGACACGAGGAAAGTGGACTGCGTCGTCTACTCGGGCGACAAGCAGGGCGGCCTGTCATGCGACTGGAGCCATGTGAGCGGCGCGGACAAGGAGCCGGCAAGATGAGCTACAACGTCGTCACCACGGAAGGCGTCAGAACGTTCGAGAACATCGACGATGCCGGCGACTACGCGCAGGCCATGTCCTTGAGGACTGGCGAGCCGGCCAAGGTGTTCCATGCCGAGACCGGACTCGTCGCATTCACCGTCCGCCCAACCACGAAGGACACGAAATGAGAATCAATTTCAACAGTAAGGATGGCGTTTTCGCCATCAAAGCCGAAAACGAAGAGGAAAAAGCCCAGCTCAAAACGTCGGCGGTCGCCATCTGCAATCTCATCATCGATTTTTTCGACGGTGAAGTCCAAGAAATGAAGGCGGCGAAGGAATGAAACGCATCACACTCAAGGACGCAAAATGAGCAATCGAAGTTATTTGGTGCCAAGGCCGCCAGCGTTCGACCATGAGCATCCCAGACCGAAGGAGGAAGGCGAGGTGCTGTACTGCGGAAATTGCCAAAAATGGTACGTATCATGGTTTCCCCTCACCGAAGTCAAAACCATATGGGGCCGCCGCCCCGAATGGTGGATACGCATCTTCCACCGCAAACCATACGAGACGATCATCCAGCAAATACGAAGGGAAACGAAATGAAAGTCAAGAAAACCCTCATGGACATGATCATCAAATGGCATCAGGCCGGATACAGCCTCGATGAGATCGCGCCACTGATGCCACAAGTCCCCAAAGAGGAAATCAAAGCAATCATCCAACACACCCGCGAATAACAAGAAACCCGACCTTCCGGCCGGGCTCCTGGCATCACCACAAACCAGACTACACCCGCCGGAGGGAATCGAACAAATGAACGAACCAACCAACGAATCCCAACCAACACCAAACCAGACACAACCAACACAAACCAACCAAAACAAGCCAGCGCTCGCCGGCATGTGCCAAGTGTGCGGCGGGGAGTGCAATCTTCGCAATACGATGTGCGACAAGTGCGAGGCCGGCATTAGGGGATGGCTCCGCGACTATCCGTCACGGATTCATGCCCTACGTGAGTTCCTGGACAGCACCGCACATTATGGTGGCCATCAGCCGGGCCGGACCAATTTGGCTTCGGCTCCGACGCCGGTCAGGTTGTCTGTGATCGACCATCTGCAGGAGATCGATGATTTGGCCGTCGCTCTTTGGCGGCGGTTGTATGCTCCGCCGGCCATGCCATGGGCCGATAGCAGGATTCATCCGTCCGCATCGAAGTGCCTGAGCGTCTGCGCGGATTGCAATCGTCTTTCACGATTGCCGGACATCGGTTTGATATGGCACGACTGGGAGCGATTGGTGCGCAAGACGATGAGCATCATCGACGTGCCACCATCCAGGCATGGCATCGGCAGGTGCCTGAATCCTCTGTGCGGCGTGGAGCTGACCGCCGAAATCGGCGCGGTAAGCGTTGACTGTCCGGTGTGCGGCAACACTTACCGCGTGGTCGACGTGCGATTGGGGTTCCTGCGGGAGTGCATCGAATCAGGCAGGGCGTTCACGGCGGGGGAGTGCGCGGAGCTGCTGCGCGAATGCGGGTTCCAGTGCAATGCGAACACGATTCGCTCGTGGCGTAAGCGTGGCAGGCTTCAGCCGGCCGGTGAGAACGAGAAGGGGCGGCCATTGTACCGGCTTTCGGATGTGCATCGGCAGGTGTTGCGACGCGATTCGATTTGACAAAATCGAAAGTGCAACGCACAATTGTCAGTGGATTAGAGGGTCCAAACCGATACACACGGTTTGGACCCTCACTTATATCCTCCAATGGATTCTCCTGATTCACTTGGGTTGCAGTCCCGTCCTGTCCGAACGGCATATCGGACACGCTCCGCCCACTCCCGTCAGAGTGGACATACCCCAATGTGGCAGGCAAGCCAATCCCGTGCTTCCGTGATGCGGTGAAGCTCAAATCCGCCTGTCCGAATGCCTTCGTAGGAATCAGTGGTAGATCGTACCGGCCGCGAGTCTTTATTGGATTCTCTTCCTTGTGGCCGCGTGTAGACGCGGGTTCGAATCCCGCCGAAGGCACCCATGAAACAAACCCGGGGTAGGGGTATTCGCAGATGATGTGGAGCCCCTACAAGACACGGGAGTGTCCATATATGGGAGCCCCTATACCGGCATTCCAGCAAACCAACGGCGAAGATAATCATTGATAAATCCACGGCACCCCGGGGCCCATACACGTTGGAGGCCACATGAGCAAGCGGCGCAACGAGCGCGTCAGCAACGGCTGGCGGCGCAGACAGCTCAGGGCAAGAGTGCTGGCCGCATACGACGTGTGTGCCATCTGCGGCAAGCCAGTCGACAAGACATTGAAGACACCACATCCGATGAGCGCCGAAGTCGACGAGCTCGTACCGGTCTCACGCGGTGGCGATCCATACAGCTTCACTAACTGCAGGCTCACGCACCGCAGATGCAACAGGATGAAGAGCGACAAGACAGACGAACACGCACGAGCGCTGCTGGCTGGCAGACAGGAAGTGAAATCAAGTTCGATGCCGTTCAAAACGTTTGGCATCTAGTCTCCGATGACCAGGGCGGGGACCCCGGGTACACCCCCTTCCGGTCGCCTCGGGTGCAGTGCCGATATCCCTCCCGGAATGCAAACGTCGGAAACAGGGAAACAACGAAAGGTCGGAAAGCGAGGGAAGCGCCGATGAAGTGCGAACTCTGCGGCAAGGAATTCCAGCCTTCCGGCCATGGGCGGCCTCAGAAGTACTGTTCCAAGTCCTGCCGCCAGAAAGCCGATTATCGTCGGAAAAAGAACAGGCCCGCACAGGACCGGAACAGTAAGCCGCCCGTCAAAGCCATGGAAACGAAACAGAAGCCGGAGCAGGATCTCGACCAGCGGAGTTTCGAGAGGATGATGGACGGCAGCATGCTGGACATGCTGCGCGCCAACCGCGACCGACTGCAGAAGGCCATGGACGACACGTCCACACCGGCAAACGCACTGCCAGCGATCAGCCGCCAGCTCATCGACGTATGCGAACGCATCGAATCGCTCCAAGGCGGCGGTCTGACCGACCTGCTGGACGATGAGGAAGACGAGGTGACGGACGATGTCGGAGCGTCGATTGTCTGAAATCGCCAAGGTCCTCCGCCAGCCGGAAGGCATCGTCGGCAGCGAGTTCACTCGAATCAACAAAGCCGCGCGCAAGGCTGGCATCCGTTTCGACTTGTGGCAGCAGGGCTTCTTGTGGCTTCTGTTCGCCAAGAACGCGGAAGGCAAGTATGCGTGTGGCGCGGACGGCGCCGTGCTGTCCAGCTGCAGGCAGATCGGCAAGACCTTTACCGTCGGCACCGCGTTGTTCCTCAAGGCGATACTCACGCCGAACCTGAAAGCCATCTGGACCGCTCACCATACTCGCACCAGCGACGAGACATTCGCGGACATGTGCGAGATGGAGCGCAATCCAGTGCTCGGCCGGTACGTGGAACGCATCCGCAGGGCGAACGGCCAACAGGAGATCACGTTCACGTCCGGCAGCCGCATCATGTTCGGCGCCCGCGAAAACGGCTTCGGCCGAGGATTGCACAGCGTGGACGTGGCCGTGTTCGACGAAGCGCAGATCCTCACAGTGCGCGCGATGGACAATATGATTCCGGTTTTGAACACGAGTCCTAATCCCCTGGTCGTGTATATGGGCAATCCACCCAAGCCGGGAGACCAGTGCGAGGCGTTCACGGAGAAGCGCATGCACGCGTTGAACCATGACGGGAACCTCCTCTACGTGGAGCTCGCCGCCGACAAGGATGCGGATCCGGACGACCGCGAACAGTGGGCTAAAGCGAATCCCAGCTATCCGAAACGTACAAGCGAACAGGCAATCATGCGCATGCGCAACAACCTGTCGGAAGATTCATTCCGTCGCGAGGCGCTTGGCATATGGGATGAGACCGCCACCGCGTACGCCATCAGCCCGGACCTGTGGCAGGCCGCGGCCATCGACGACGTGCCTGATGGGGGAACCGTGAGCTTCGGCATCGACATGCCTCCGGACAGGAGCGTGCTGACCATCGGAGCCGCGCTACGGTACGCGGACGGTTCGGCCGTCATCCAGATGGCGAACATCAAGGACGCACGGCAGGCGGGAACCATGTGGGCCGTGGACTGGCTCGCCGAACATTGGCCGAAGACCGCCAGCGTGGTCATCGACGCGCAGTCGCCCGCTATGAGCCTGCTGCCCGAACTGAAGAAGGCGCATGTGAGGGTCACGGTGACGAACATGCAGGAGATGGGCCGCGCGTGCGGACGCTTCCTCGACATGCTCAAGGCCGGAACGCTCAAGCATCCACGGGACGAATACCAGCCGCAGCTGGCCGCAGCCGTCAAGGGCGCCACCACGCGGCCTCTTGGACAGTCCGGCGCGATCGCCTGGAACAAACTCGGCAGCGATGTCGACATCACGCCGCTCGTGTCCACCACTCTCGCCCTGTATGGGGCGTTCACGACGAAACGACATCCGGGAAGACGACAGGAGGTGATGTTCTGATGTTGTTCTACATGGCCGACGGCACAACGGTAAGTGTCGCTCCGAAATTCACCGGCAGCAGCTACCTCGACACCGCAAGCGGAAACGTCGGCACCATCCTCGGCGTCGACGACGAGGACATGCCCATCATCCACGAACTGTTGCGCGTGTGGCGTGAGAAATACCCACGCAACCTGATCCGCGGAGCCTACTACGACTGCAAGGAACGATTCAAAGACTTCGGAATCTCCATCCCCGACCAGATCAAAAACAAGGTCGAGGCGATGATCGGATGGCCCGAACTGGCCGTCCGATCATTGAGCGACCTGAGCGACCTGGAAGGGTTCAGCGTATCCGGCGACGACACGATGGGCGTCAACGACCTGTTCGAGGACAACCAATTGGACGTGGCCACGTCAGAACTGATCGTATCCGCTTACAAGCACTCATGCAGCTTCCTGACCATCGCCGCAGACCCGGAGAATCCGGACCGGATCAGCATGATCCCACGCTCCGCCGACTGGTCCGCTGGAATCTGGGACCGACGCAACCACCGTCTGGCCGCGGCATTGACCATCACCGAGGACGACAAGGACGGACGAATCTGCGCGTTCAACGTGTGGCTCCCCGGCAAGGTCTACGAATGCTCCGGCCACCTGACCCCATGGCGGGCGGAGAAAATCGAAACGAACTTCGACCAGCCGACTGCCGTCGCGCTCGCCTACGACAGGCAGATGGACCGGCCATTCGGCCACAGCCGCATCAGCCGTTCGCTCATGAGCCTCGTCGACGCCGGATTCCGCACCGTGGTCCGCATGGAGGCGTCGGCCGAATTCTATTCCGTTCCGAAACTCTGGTTCATCGGAGCGAACAGGGACGCGTTCAGCAGCAACACATGGACGAGTCTCATCCAGGCGATCAACGCGATCACCGCGGACGAGAACGGAGAGCTTCCCCAACTGCATCAGGTGCAGCAGGCGTCCATGACGCCCCATTCGGACATGCTCAAGACCTTGGCCATGCTCGTCGCCTCGCAGACCCGAGTGCCGGTCGACTATCTGGGCATCACGTTGGACAATCCGACCAGCGCCGAGGCCATGGCATCCGCCGAACGACGGTTGACGCGCATCGCCGACAAGCAGAACGTGGCCTTCGGACGGGAACTCAAACGGGCCATGGGCATCGCCGTGGCATTGCGCGAAGGCGCGAACACGATACCCGACTCCATGCGCGACGTGCATCCGGTATGGGCGCCCACAAGGGAAATCTCCGACGCGGCGCGCGCCGACGCGTTCACGAAGATCGCCGACAAGATCACCGGCTACGCCGACTCCGATGTCGGACTCGAACGTCTCGGCCTGACCCGCGAGGAAATCACCCGCCTACGCGCCGACCAGCAACGGCAGAAATCGGAACAACGCATCGACCAGCTCATGGACAGAAGCGCGGCGTCCTCGGAGGTGACGGATGGATCTGAACAATCTGGATCTGCCGGAACCGGCGAAAGCGCAGCTTCGTCAGAAACTGGAGAAACTGCATAGGGATTACGAGACTGATCTTGAGAATCTGACAGACGACGCCACCGACGCGATGGAATCCGCGAAACCGTTGGAACGACAAGACATAGTGCTCAGGTACACCCGCGATGCGTCCGAACGATCACGCAGGTACTACACTGACACCAGGAACCTGTGGCAGAAATACGCCGGCATCAAAATGCCGCCCTACGTCTCATCTACTTGCGACGAATATGAAGTGCTATACCGTCAGGTAGGCGGTTTCACTGGAACCGATTGGAATGGGCATAACTACACTAATTTGAAGCATGGCAACGCCAACGGGCTGACTGTTGAAGACCTTTGGCCCGACCTGAAGACGGTGGACGACTGGCAGCAGTTCATTGCCGACATGATGAGCAGGTCTGTACGATTGACCACGCAGAACAACCGCGACGCCGACGAGACGCATCCTGGATGGGCACGCGTCCCACGAGGCTCCAATCCTTGTGCATTTTGCGTGATGCTCGCCAGCCGAGGATTCGCATACACCAGTGAGGAAAGCGCGGACTTCGGCGGCTCTTTCCATAACGGCAAATGCCGTTGCATTCCCGTGTGCAGCTGGGGCAAGGACAAGATCTTCGGCTATGACCAAGCGAAGTATAAAGCCATGTACGATCAGGCCGTGCAAGCCATCAACGGCAACGCATTGGGAAAGAATTGGAAGTCCTCCGCCGAGGAAGCCGGAATCAAGTTGGATTCGGCCGACGCGAATACCGTCACATTCGTTATGCGTCATAAGTTCCCTAAGCAATTGAGCGACGGGATCATGCCGAAGAAACGTGCGTCTTTCAAAGTCGAACATGATTTCACCGGCATGCGCGACGAGAAATCATTAAGCAAGAAAGGATGGGATGGAAGGCAGAAGGCGCTTGGCGTCCCAGTAGACGCAGACGTCCTTGAGATGCATGAAATCGTGTTCCTGGAACATTTCAAGTCACTCGGACAGCATTACGAATGGATTCCACGCGATACTTTGGGGCACAAATCGACGAATGACTTGAAATGGATTGAGCAAGACCTTGAGTGCGAGGTTAAGTCATCTCGGCAAAAACGCCCAGACTACGGATCCATTTCGAAGAACATCTCAAAAGCGGTATCCAAAGCCGAGCAGCATGGTGTCGTGAAGGATGCATTCATTGTGGATCTCACTGGATACTCGGCTCCGGAGAAACTGGTGACGCAACTTTCCCGCTATAACGCGCTGCATAAGAAAAACAAGATCAGACGTTTGTTCCTATTGGACAACAACGGGATGAGAGAAATCGAGCTGCAATAAAAACCCGGAGGCACTCCCGCACGAATAGGCTATTATTTCAAGTCTGCACGGGACCTCCGGTACTTCTATTTTACCAAAAACCATTGATTTCGGTGGATTGCCAGAGCAGACGAATGGACCCGACTGTAACTCGGGCGCTTCACAGCCGCGCAGGTGCGAATCCTGCATCCACCACTCGGCCAGCCATTCAGGTTGGCGGCGACCATGCGCCGTATCGCGTGGGAGGACCATACAGCGCACCGTGGCGCGGTCGAACTCGAATCCACGGGAAACAGCAAAGGAGAGCAGCATGTCCATCAGATTCCGATTCCCGGCACACATCCGTCTCATCGACGGCGGTGGCGACGAGGGCGGTTCCAATGACGGTGGCGACGGCGGTGAGCCGAGGTCGTTCACCCAGGAACAGGTCGACCAGATCGTCGAGAAGCGACTGGCCAAGGAGCGCGGCAAGTACAAGGACTACGACGAGCTCAAGTCCAAGGCCATGAAACTCGACGAGATGGAGAACGCCGGAAAGAGCGAAATCGACAAACTCAAGGAATCGAACGCGGCGCTGCGCAAGCAGATCGACGACGCCGCGGCCGAGAAGCAGCACGCGGAATGGGTGTCCGAAGTCGCCAAAGACAAGGACGTTCCGGCCGAACTGCTGCGCGGCGGAACCAAGGAGGAACTCGAGGCGCATGCGGACCTCCTGCACGCGGCGCTGCATCCGGCATCCAAGCCGCCTCAGGTGAGGAACCAGACGGGCTCTCCATCGCACCAGAACAACAACAAGGACGCCGAAGAGCTCTCGTACATCCACCAGCTCCTAGGCGAATAACCCAACCATCCGAAAGGACAAGTCATCATGGCGATGAAAACAGACCAGATCAAGCTCCCCGTGAGCGTGGCCACCGAAATCGTGAACAAGGCCAAGGACACCAGCACCATCGCGTCCCTGAGCCCCAGCACGCCACAGATCTTCTCCGACGCCGACTACCTCGTGTTCAACGGCAAGAGCGAAGCCGAGGTAGTGGCCGAAGGCGCGGTCAAGAGCAGCTACGAGCAGACCGTGGACTCCGTCGTGGCGAAGCGCTTCAAGGTGCAGACCACCACCCGCGTCACCAGCGAACTCCAGTGGGCCGACGAGGACAACCAGCTGCAGATCATCCGCAGCATCCAGGCCGATCAGGCAGCCGCACTGGGCCGCGCCCTCGACTACGTGATCTACCATGCGATCAACCCCAAGACCGGTGAGGCGCTCTCCGGATTCGACCCATTGAGCACGTCCGCCGTGCAGGTGATCGCCACCGAGGATGAGATCGGCAACGTGGACGCTTTGGCCGACGCGCTGAACGACTCCTACGACATCAACGGTGTCGCCCTGTCCAAGACCTGGGCGTCCCGCCTGCGCAAGCTGCGCGTCCCCTCCACCGGCATGCGCTTCTACCCGGAGATCCCGCTGAACCTGCAGGCCGGCAGCCTGGACGGCATCACCGCCGCGACCTCCGGAACCGTCAACGGCCGACTGGCCAAGACCCCGACGAAGGTGCTCGCGTTCATGGGAGATTTCAGCCTCATCAAATGGGGCATGGTCCGCGATCTGACCAGCGAGATCATCGCCTACGGCGATCCGGACCAGACCGGCGTGGACCTGAAGGCCCATAACCAGATCGCATACCGCACCGAGGCGATGTACGCGTTCGCGATCATCGATCCGAAGGCGTTCGCCGTACTCAAGGCCACGGAATGAGGTGAACGATGAGTTTCCCCATCCAGACCCTTGTGGTCAATCCGTCAGGTAAGAAGAAGCATACGATCGGACCGTTGGACGCGCAGGTGAGCCTTGTCAACAAGGATGGCACGGACTTCTCCGCCGGATCCAGCGCCTACGAGCTGCCGGCGGCCGGCGAGGACACCCTCGGCGGCATTAAGCAGTACGCGCCCGAACAAGCGATCGGCAACGTCGACAGCAACATCGCCGAGGCCGCGGCGGACACTCCGACCAAGGACGAATTCGACAAACTCGTCACCGCGTTCAACACGTTGGCGAAACAGTTCGACGACATCATCGCCGGCCTCGTATCCGCCGGGGCGGTCAAACTGCCGGACAAGAAGTGACCATGACGGACGAACCCGACATGTTCGCCACCTCCGACGATCTCGAACGGAGATGGCACAAGCTCACCGACGAGGCACGCGAGAAAGCCGACACGCATCTCGCGGACGTGACCGACTACATCAAGGAACGCTCCCCGAACTGGCGGCGGCTCCTCGACGAACGGCCACGACTGTTGACGAAGATCACCTGCGACATCGTCCGCAGGATCATGCAGGCCGACCCGTACGACATTCCCGGCGGCATCACGCAGATGAACCAGACCACCGGCAGCTTCAGCGAACAATACAGTTTCGGAGCGCCCACCGGCGACCTCTGGCTGCGCGACGACGAGAAACGCATCCTCGGCATCAACGCGCAACGCGCGTTCAGCGTCGACATGGCAACGGGGGAGACGTCCTAGTGGAAACCATCGAAATCTGGCGCGGCCAGCCCACCACCGACACGGACGGCAACCCCATCCAAGGCAAGCCAGCCCGCGTCGGCGCATTCCAGGCCTTGGTCGCCCCGACCTCCACCATCGACCAGGTTGAGGAGAACGCCAGTCCACGGACCATCGAATACACGATCCACATCCGCGGTAGCCAACCATCCGGCATCCAAGCCACCGACCTGATCAAAGTCAGAGGCATCCTCCTGCCCGTCAAAGGAAAACCGCAAGTGTGGAACAACCTCCACGGACGCCACATCGGCGACGTCATCACCGTGGGCGAACGGGAAGGATAAGCATGGCCAAACGATGCAGATTCGTATTCAACCGCAAGGCGTTCAGCCAACAGGTCCTCAAAAACGAGACATTGCGCTCGCGCATGAGGGACGCGGCCGAAGCCGCCGTAGAGGATGACCGTTGCATGGTCCGCGACCATGACGGCAAGAACCGCAGCGGCGTGGCGATCATCTGCCCGGCACCGGTGGAGAAGGCGCACGGCACGCTAGAGGACACGCTCGGAAGGATGCGCGTATGAGCATCCCGGTCACTCCCCGCCGCACGGAGCCGCTGCTCCTGCCCAAACTGAGGACACTGTTCCCGGACGTGACGTTCGACACCATCGAACGAGCCGACCTCGAACCGCCCTTCACCGAAGCCACTCTGGCCGACTCCATGCAGGGCATGAGCACTCCAATCTCGCAGTACGTGCGGCTGCGGTTGAGCGTGCGATGCATGAGAGAGGACCATACGGGCGACTGGGACAAGGCCGCACGCCTGTGGGCCGACATCGCGAGGGAGATCATCGGGCTCGGAAACGTCGCGCCGCTCATCGACGCGTCACTCGAATCCGGGCCGGTACGCATGACGGACGAGGACAAGAGGCTGGTGTGCGCGTACGGCGTGCTCCTGCTCGAGGTCACCGTCAACTGAAACACAACCAAAGACAACGTGCCGCCACACGCGAAGAACGGAAAGGTGCAGACGAATGTCTGACAACAACGAAAAAACCATCGTCGCCGCGCAGGGCGCGACCGACTACGGGTACGTGTCCAGCGGCAACACCGCAGGCAACGTGCGCCTGATCAAGAACTACGCGCTGTTCCTGTTTCCAAAGGGCACCACCACGTTCATGGCTCCGACCGGAGTGGCCTGGACCCCGCCGTCCGGCAAGAAGCCGATCGGCTACTCCACGGAGGACGGCGCCGTACTGCATCCGGAACCGGGCGACAGCACCGACTACAAGGCCCACAACGGCGACATTGTGCTGTCCGACACGGATCCGGGCTACTGGACCCTGCAGCTCGCCGCCATGGAGGGCCGCAAGGATGTGGTGTCGGCCTACTTCGACGTGGACGTCGATTCGGACGGCGGCATCAGCATCAAGGGCGCCGGATTGAAGAAGGAGTGGATCCTCGTGCTGGTCGCGCTCGACCAGCAGGACCGTCCGTTCCTCCTGTACGGCACCAACGCGAAGGTGAGCGACCGTGACGACGTGAGCCTGAAATCCAGCGAGATCATGAACTTCAGCATGACGTTCAAGATGCTCAAGGGCACCAACGGCGAACAGTTCCACGCATGGGGCCTCGTCACTGAAGACGCCAAGTGACCCATTGATTCTTCCCGTGCGGCCGATGGCGGTCGGCCGCACGGGACACCCATTCAACCGCCAACCATTAGAACGGAGCCAACATGAGCGACAAAGAATACCATGTCGTGGACGTAGACCTGGACGACGCGGAGGAACTCAAACCGGACGTGCACCTCGAGGTCGCCGGCGCGAAACTCGACCTGCCGAACCTCAACAACGCGGAACTGCCCATCGAACTCGTCCAGGCCATCCTCCTGGTCAAAAGCAAGCCAATGCTCTCCGACGAGGAAACCACGGCCTGCGTGAGCACGTTCCTCGCCTACTTCCAGACGATGCAGCCGAACTTCTGGAACGTGCTGCGCAAGACCAAACGTCCGATGGCCTACCTCACCGCGACCATCAAGGCGTGGGCCGAGGAATCCGGACTGGACCCAAAAGCGTTTACCTCGCCCACCTCTGGAACAACAATCGCGCGGCACTAGCCTACGACTGGATCCGAGCGTACGGGCAGATCTACAGGCCCGTACGCTTCCGGGAATGGGTTGAAGGCCAACGTCCACGAGTCGATTGGGGACTCGCCTGGGCGTTGACCCGCGAAATCCTCAAAGACCATACGAGCCACTCGTGGATGGCGTTGCAGAACGCCGTCTACGCGCCCGACGGAGCCGAACAGGCGGTCTGGACGCTGTCCGGACAACGCAAACGCCCATGGTTCGACCACGAGCACGACCCGCTCCGCCCGCCAACCCCGACGCACAACCTCACCCGCCGTCAACGCGAGGACAGGGAACGGCTCAAAGCCTACTTCCACATCAACGACGACCTCTGATCCCGACCGCCATCGGAATCCCAACCTACGAATAAGGAAACACGATGGCAGCACAGGACATAGGCGTCGCATACGTCCACGTCGAACCATCCGGCAAAGGATTCGGCAAAAGCATCGAAGGCGACATCGGCGACGCCGTCAGCAAAGCCTCCAAGAAAAGCTCCAGCACCCTCATCTCGAAGATCGGCGGAGCATTCGGCAAAATCGGCAAGGTCGGCACAGGCGCGATCGCCACCCTCGCCGGCGGCATCACCGCATTGGCCGCCAAAGGCGGCTTCACCCGCGCCCTCAACATCGAGAACGCGCAGGCCAAACTCAAAGGCCTCGGCCACGACAGCGCGAGCGTCACCGAAATCATGAACGACGCGCTCGCATCCGTCAAGGGCACCGCGTTCGGATTGGGCGACGCCGCGACCGTCGCGGCCAGCCTGTCGGCCTCCGGCGTCAAGGAGGGCGGCGAGCTCACCAAGGTCCTCAAGACCGTGGCCGACACCGCGCAGATCAGCGGCAGGAGCCTGACCGACATCGGCACGATTTTCGGATCGGTCGCCGCTCGAGGAAAACTCCAGGGCGACGACATGCTCCAGCTCATGTCGAGCGGCATCCCGGTCCTCCAAATGCTCGGCAAGCATCTGAACAAGACCAGCGCCGAAGTGTCCGACATGGTCTCGGACGGCAAAATCGACTTCCAAACCTTCGCCGACGCCATGCAGGAAGGCCTAGGCGGCGCCGCACTATCCGCAGGCACCACATTCACCGGCGCCCTGGCCAACGTGAAAGCCGCGTTGAGCCGACTCGGAGAAACAGCCGCCACGCCAGTCCTCGACGGCTTACGCGGCCTGTTCAACCAAGCCATCCCACTCATCGACACATTCACCGCGGCCGTCACACCAACCCTGCAAAAAGTCGGCGCGGCACTCCAACAAGGTCTCGAGAACGCGATACCCGACACACAGGCGAAACTCAAAAACCTTGGCGACACGATCTCCAACATTCCCGGCTTCCAGATGCTCGCCTCGGCGACGGCCAGCCTCAAAAGCCAACTCACTGGCCTCTGGAACGCAATCACATCACTCATAGGCGGACTCAACAATGGCGGCGAAGCCGCCACAATGTTCTCCACAACCGCCGGCGCGCTCGCGGGAGTGGTCGCTTCGGTCGCGCAGGCGTTGTCGAACGCGGCGGGATGGGCGAAGACGTTCGTCAACACGTTCATCGAGACGGGCGCGTTGCAGCCGTTCCTTGAAAGCCTGACCGGCGTCATCTCCGGATTGGGCTCGCTGGTTTCCGGATTGGCGGCCGCGGTCTCGCAGGCCTTCGGCTTCAACGACAGCGCGCGCACCGCCAGTTCCGCGGCGCAGAGCTTCGCCGGACTGTTGAACACTTTGACCGGCGTGCTCATGACGGTGGGAGGCTGGCTGCAGTCGGTCGGACAGTGGGCGCAGCAGAACGGCGCACTGGTATCCGGCGCGTTGAAAGCCATCACCATTGCATTGCTCGCGGTCAAAGGCTGGGATATCGTCTCGGCCGGGCTGAAGACAGTTTCCGGTGGACTGAAGGCCATTTCCGCGACTGCCTCCGGTGTGGAGAAGACCGCTACGGCCGCGTTCGATCTGATCGGCAAGATCTCCGACGCGGGAAGCACGGCTGGAGCACTGAAGCAACTCGCCGGCTCGTTCAATATTGTCAAGGCAGCTCAATCGGCGTGGAGCTCGGTGACCAAGGCTGCTACCGCCGTGCAATTGGCATTCAGCGCTGCCTTGGATGCGAATCCGATCGGCATGCTTGTCGTAGCCATCGGCGCGGTCGTGGCCGCGCTGACATGGTTCTTCACCCAAACCGAAACGGGCAAACGACTCTGGAACAGCTTCGCCACATGGTTCATGGGAATCTGGAACCAGATCAGCACCGCATGCCAGCCAATCCTGCAAGCCATCGCCATATTCATCACCCAGACCATGAGCCAAATCCAGCAAATCTGGCAAACCGGATGGACACTCATCACCACCGTCCTCCAAAACGTCTGGAACGCAATCGGCCCCATCATCATGACCGCGCTCACCGCGATCATCACCGGCATCCAAACATTCATCACCATCATCACACCACTCCTGCAAGCCGGAATACAGAACATCCAAACCATCTTCCAAACCGCCGTCACAATCATCAGCACGGTCTGGAACGGACTATGGAACACCATATCCACCGTCGTACAAGGCGCATGGACCATCGTCACCACAGTCATCAGCACCGCACTCGCCGTCATCCAAGGCATCATCCAACTGGCGCTCGCGGTCGTCAACGGGAACTGGAGCGCCGCGTGGTCGGCCATCCAGGGCATCGTGTCGGCAGTGTGGGGCGGCATCCAAGGCGTCGTCTCCGCCGGCATCGGCATGGTCAGCGGAGTGGTATCCGCCGCATGCTCGACCATCCGGAGCGTGTGGGCCGCGTTGTGGAATGGCGTCGGAAGCATTGTGTCGAGCGTCTGGGGCGGCATCGTCGGCACCGTAAGCAACATGGTTGGCCGTGTCGGGAGCGTCGTGAGCGGGATCGGCGGAACCGTCCGGAGCGCGGTGTCCGGCGCGGGAAGCTGGCTCGTCAGCGCGGGACGCAACATCATCCAGGGATTGATCAACGGCATCACAGGAATGGTCGGCTCGTTGTATTCCAGCATCACCAACGCGTTGTCGGGCTTGGTGGACAAGGCCAAGAACGCTTTGGGCATCCATTCCCCGTCGCGTGTGTTCCGCGACGAGGTCGGCGTGATGGTCGGACGTGGCATGGCATTGGGCATCGACGATTCCGCGCATGTGGTCAGCCGTTCCATGGATTCGCTCGTCTCCACGATGAGCCTCTCCGACGCGGACTGGTCGAAGACCGGCAGGCTGAACGTCACGGCCGGCACCGGCGCCAATGCCGGCGACGGCGATCTGCGGGAACTCATCGCGGCCGTCGAATCGTTGCACGACGACCTCGGATCGATCATCGCCAGGTGTACGCCGACGATAGGGGACCGCGACTTCGCAAGGAAGGTGAGAAGTGCAATCGCTTGAATACGCGTGCGCCGCCACAGGTGAGCGAATCGGCTTCGAAGGGCCTCTGTACGGCGAAACGCTCACGGGACTGCGCGGCCGCGTCTGGGACTACAGCATCGGCGCACGCGGCCTGACCGGCATCACCCGCGGCGCGCGCGAGGAGACCGTCGCCGTGAAGATCCACGACTCGACCGCCACGCTCGACCTGCTGCGCCGCCTCGCCGACGCCGACATGGCCGCCGGCACGCCAGGCACCCTCGTGGCCGACGGCGAATGGGAGACCAGGGCGTGGATCGCGAAGAGCGAACCGCAGTCCATCACGCCCACGATGGTCGAGACGCAGCTGACCATCGTGCTTGCAGACGGCGTGTGGCGGCGCGGGACCACCGAACACCACGACCCGCGAGCCGACAAGGCCGGCGGCGACCTCGACTACCCGTACGACTACCCGCACGACTACGCCGGCATGAGCATCCTCGACACCGTGGCCAACGCGACCGGCATGCCGCAGCCGGTGAAGCTCACGATCTTCGGCCCGTGCGTCAACCCGTACATCATCATCGGCACGAACCGGTACGAGGTCGACGCGACCATACCGGCTGGCAGCAGACTTGAAATCGACGCGGCCTCCGATAGCAGAACCGTCACGATGATCTCGGACACCGGCCTGCGCACCAACCTCTTCGGCAAAGCCGTGCGAGGCACCGGACGCGGATCCGGAACCTACATCTTCGAACCGCTGCCGCCCGGCACGAGCACGATCAGCTGGGCCGGCGGATTCAAATTCGACCTGACCGCCATCGAAGAGAGGAGCGAACCGCCATGGACCTGATCGTCACCGACACGAACGGCACGCCGTCCGGCTCGTACGCCTCATGGACGCTTGACCTGGCATACGGGTCGGGGGAGAACGACTTCGACCTCCGATGCCCGGCACGTCTGCAGCCCGGATGCCGGTGGTGGGTCGACGGGACAGGCTGGGGCGGCATCGTCGACGACGTGAAGACCAGCGTCACCGGCGGCGAGGGCGAGCTCAACTACCACGGGCGCGACTGGCACGGCCTGCTCGCCTCGAAGATCCTCGAACCCGACAAGGGCAAGGACTACCTGACCATGAGCGGCACGATCGGCACGCTCCTGCGCACCATCATCTCCCGTATCGGACTGCAGGACATCATCACCGTCACGGAAGGCACGTCCAAAACCGCAAACTGGCAGTTCGACCGGTACTGCGACGCGTGGAGCGGCCTGTCCAAGATGCTGCGCGCATCAGGACTGCGGCTGCGCATCACCGCAGCGCAGAACGGCGTGACGGTCGACGCGCCGCCGATCACGGCCGCCGGCGGCCTCATCGACTCCGACCTCATCGACTTCGACGCGACCCTCGCCTCGCATCCGATCAACCACCTGATCTGCCTCGGCAAGGGCGAACTCAAGGACAGGATCGTCGTCCACTGGTACGCCGACCAGAAAGGCACGCTCAGCCACACGCAGACCATCAAAGGCGCGGACGAGCGCACAAGCGTCTACGAGCTCAGCAACGCCGACGCCGCCGAACTCGAGACCAAAGGCAAGACAAAGCTCCAGGAGCTGCGAGATACAGGCAGCATCGACGTGGACGTTACCGACGGCATCGACCTCGACGTGGGCGACACCGTGACCGGCCGCGACAACACCACCGGCATCAAGGTCACCGCCGAAATCACCAAAAAAATCATCAAAATCGAAGACGGCATCCCGACCGTAACCTACGAGGCGACCACCGCATCCACGGAATCGACCGGCGAGACCGGCGGCGGTGGGTCAAGCTCCGGAGACGGCCACGCCTACTACGCCGGCAGCGGCCTCACCCTCTCCAACTGGACGTTCAGCGCCGATGTGACCGCCGCCGACCTCGAAACGGTCCGCAAAACCGCCACCGAAGCCAACAAGGCCGCATCCGACGCCTCGGCCGAAATCGGAGGCGCCAGAGACCTCGCCAAACAGGCCGGCGTAAAAGCCGACACGGCCACCACCACGGCGCAGAACGCGTTGGCCGCGGCGCAGGCGCGAGTCTTGGACATCACTGCATCGGCTCCAGTCACAGTGACCCGCACCGACGAGACGGCTGCCATCACCGTCGCACAGGCCACATCATCGGCGGACGGGCTCCTTGCCGCCGCAGACAAGAAGAAGCTCGACGGCATCCAGTCCGGCGCGAACAAGTACACGCTGCCAGTGGCATCCACCGCCACCCTCGGCGGCGTCAAACCCGATGGCACGACCATCACCATCGGCCCGGACGGCACCATCACCGCGCAATCCAGCGCGACAGCGGCATCCTTCCTCGCCGCACACCCAATCGGCTCGCTCTACTGGTGCGTCGCCGGAGACCCCAACGACCAGGGCGGCACATGGAAGGAAATCCACACCATCATCGGCGGACACGTCTGGCAAAGACTCGCCTGAAAGGAACATCATGGCAAAAACCACGAACATCACCAAATACACATGCGACCGCTGCCACGACAGCGCATACCTCACCGACGGAGATCCGCGCACGTCGAGCGACTGGCACCAGATCAAACACACCACCGCGGACGGAGTGACGCAGGAGGCGCTGGCATGCACCTCATGCCAGCAGGAATTCAAGAAACTCGCCGCCACGCAGGACGCGGCCTACACGGCATGGCTTACCGAGGGAAAGGACTGACATGACCACCACGCTCATCACAGGCAAGGGCGGCACACCGCACATCACCAGCGGCGACATGGGCGCCATGCAGGCCGGAATCATCGGCAACGGCAGCTACCTGCTGCAGGGTAGCGACGGCACTTTCCCTACGGTGACCATGCAAGATGCGAATCACGCGCTGATCCCCGTCCTCAACCTCGTGGTCGAAGGACGATACGCGCGCGTCACCGAGGCCGAGACCGCGACCATCGAAAGCGGCGTGAGCGGCCGGAACCGCAACGACCTCGTCTGCCTCAAATACACGCGGAACGGTCAGAACATCGAGACCGCTGCCATCGCCGTGCTCAAAGGCACGCCAAACACCGGAACGGCCGCCGATCCGACCGTCCCGTCGGGCAGCATCCACTCGGCCTCCGGCACGGTGTGGATCCCGATCGCCCGCATCCCGATCAGCGGGATCACGCCAGGCACGCCGGTCATGCTCATCAAACAGCTGCCTCCCATGTCGAAGCTGTGGGATTCCGTAACCCCGATTCGTTTCACGAAACTGACCTCCGACCCGGAATTCGCAGTC